TGAAAACATAGAAGATACATATTTTTGGGCATCATCTATATTAGATTGTTTTAAGGACGTGTATATAGGTATAAAAACTGCATTAAATCCACCTTCTGCAAAAATTTGCCTCAATTATAATTTCCGATTTTTTTGGGACACCCCCACCTTCGCAAACTCTTGATATTCAATAACCAAAAAGGTGTCCCAGAAACATGTTTTTGACCTTTTTCAGTTTGTCCGGAAAAAATGGGACAGTTTTGAAGATTTCTATTTTGAGATTTTTGATAAAACATGTAAAAAATCTATCCCGGCTAAAGGGGTATCTTTCCATTCGTTCCAATCCATAGATTTTTCCCATTGATAGTCATTCTTGCGTGTTCTTGGGGGAAGGATCTCTGTAAATTCCTCGTACTCGGCAGGTCTTCTTCTTATTACATCTTTTAAATTTTTAACTATTCTTTTTTTAAATTTGAGCTCAGCTTTTTTATTATGTTCTTTTGATTGATATGTATAATCAGTCAGGTGCATATATGCAGTTTCAAAATCTCCCATCACTGCAGCAAATTCCGGATTGAAAGGAAATCTTCTGTGCATAAATTTCATTCCATATAAATAAACAGGATTGCCCGTCATTTTGAAAAGAGTTTGGTAATAGAGAAAGTTTGAATGAATATAATACCACTGCATATATCTATAGTTTTTAAATCTGATTGCAAATGTAGGGTTTATGATGATATCTAATGCGGCAATTGGAAATATAGCATAGTAAAATAGAAGATATTTTCTTTTCCTTGTTAGTCTCCAAAGAAGCTGAAGGAGCGTAAGAACCGGTAAAAAATGACCTGCATTCGCAAAGAACCATCTAATTAGATAACCTCTATCTGCTGTTTTACTGTAACTTTTTATCTGGAAGTAAGGCTTTTTAAAAATAGAGTTTTCAAGGACTTTTATTAATTCATTTTTAAATTCAGGGTCTTTATCAAGTTCTCTTTTATAAAACAAATCAAGCAGGGCATAAGAATATCCTGCAAACATATCTCCGCTAAATGCTTTTTTTGTGATTACCCCCGGCTTTCTGAAAAACTTTCCGTCTTTTATGTAGCTTTTGAATGCTTTTAAAACCTTTTCATCGTTAGTTGAGACAAGCAAAAGTGATAAAAATTTCGCTGAATCCCCATGAAAAACTAAGTCTTCAATGTTGTTAATAAGTCTTTCTCTTGTTTGTTTTGCAAATTCTTTAAGATTTACTTTTGCTTTATGGTTTAGTTTATTCATATCAAAATCAAAATCCGTCCATAGATTTCTAACTATCAGATTTATCATCCATCTGACAGGGGATAATAAGACGATTAAAAAGTATTGTAGGGGAAAATACAGATAAAACATATTGCTTATTCTCCTTTTTTGAATACCTGAGAAATTTTCTCAACGATTATGGGTCCTGATTTCTCCACTGTTCTTCCAATGATATATCCTCCCATTCCAAGCTTTAATAGTTCCCACATGTCTGGAGGAATAGGAAGATATTTCAGGTTGAATAAAGGAGCAATAATGAAATTATGTGCTATGATGTAAACAAAAACTAACATTGTAATTGGTCTCCAGTTTCTTTGGAGCCAGCTGTGCCCTGTGGCTTCTGCAACGACAATATCTCGTTTAGCTTCTAATTCTTTTTTTATATTTTCATATTCTTTTGTAAGTATTGTTAGTTGTATTTGTGATTTTATTCGTGCAGCCAAGTCTTTATCTTCTACTGTTTGGTCTATAATGTTTGCTACTTTATCCACAATGGTACCTATAATTGATAAGAGGTTAAACATTTTACTTGCCTCTTTTAACGATTTTTGTATAAGTGTCTGTGTCTTGAAAGTGGGGCATTTCACGAAATCTTTTCCATTCTCCTGCCCATTCTAATCCTACTTGTTTTGCTATCTGTCCGAGCGTCTGATAGGCTTCTTTGTTGTTCCAGTCTGGTTTTCCTGCAGACAAGGGAACGCAGTCAAAGGCAAATCCGTATTGATGAAAAGATTGCCAAGCTCTGGCATTAGTAACTTTTCTTTTTGCTTCTTTTTCTGTTAGCTTCCATAAGCCTATTTTTAATCTTTTCTCATTTAGCTCTTCAAGTGTTATTCCAAATTGCTCAAGTCTGCCTTGCATATATAAAACTTCCTGCTCTTCTGGGCTTCTGTAGGTGCAGTAGATTAAAATTTGTATGCCTTGCTCCTCTGCCGATTTCAGAAACTCCCTTGCTTTTTGTTGTGTTATTGGGTGTAAATCTTCTAATTTTCTACTTGCCATTTTCCTCACCTCACGGCAGTGGTGCTGTTTGAACAGCTTGATTGAATGTCTGCTCTTCAATGTTTTTCATATCTACTGCAAGCAGTTCGTCAACGCTTGTAAATGCTGAAAGGTCGTTGTCTATGTATGACCAGATGAGATTATCATAGGCTAAATACCAATTAAGTAGAGCTTTTGCTTCTGTATCGTTTTGATTTGCGTAAAACTGTAAATCACCAAGTGATAAATATTTATATTTATCAAGAATTTCATTAACTCTTCGCTTTTCGAGAGATAATAGTTCTTCCTGCTTTTGTATTTTAATTGCACTTAGCAATTCATTTTGAGTTTTAAATTTTAGAATTCTATTATCAATAGTTAAATAAAATGATAGAGTATTGTCTGGAACCTCTAATATATTTACATTTTCAATAGGGGGTTTATTTTTACTTACGAATATTCTATTGTTCTCGATCCATGCATAAGCCATTTTAAGACCTCCTTACTAAGGATAAATTGTCAACTACTATATTTGTACCATCTGAATTGACCCAAGTTCCAAGCCAGTAAGATACTGATGAGGCAGTTCCTTTTCCAGACATTATAAGAACATTTCCTTGTGAACCTTGTCCTAAAAATTCTGAATGGCATACTAAGTCAGGTCTTATCTTTATAGAGAATTGCCCCCACATTTCTCCATTTTGGTCTGTATCGATTACTGGGAAATAGTTTAGATTTGATAAACTTGATGCTACAGTTGAACCTGTAGAGCTTGCATGCAAATACATAAACCAACCATCGCTAATTTGTATGTTGGACGGATATAGTCCTCCCAAAGAACCTAATAAACCAGCTTGTAAACTGTAGAAAATTCCTTGATATATTGGTGATGTACGTGAAGTATATACAATAGGAATGTGATTTGCATTTTTGATAATAACTTGAGTTCCCGGTGCTACAAAATATAGATATTGATAATTTGTATTATCTATTGTTCCTATCTCTATTGTATCAACTCCTACAGCAGGAATACATTCATACCAATTTATTCCATCTGGACTTATCTCAAGTTTCTCGGCATTTATTCTAAGATTGCCAAAGTGGTAATCAGGGGTAGATCTAACTATAGATTGCCAATCAATTTCAACCCATTCATTTTCATATTTATATAGTTTCAACAAATCTTGTCGCCATATCAGGTCTCCATAATTTGGAGACGTAGGAAAAGTTGTTTCTACAGTGATTTTTGAATATGTTTTTTGTAAAGCAGATGCATCAAATCCATCAAGTTTATCTGCATTTCCAACAGTTGTATTTCCATTTTTTATGTTGTCTATTTCTGTTCTTATATCTGCATGAGCTGTTGAGCTTGTATCGTGAGCTGTTATCTCATCATCCACATATTTACGAGAAGCAAGAACAATTGCAGGATCTATTTTCAATTGAACACTGTCTACATTCTCAACTTCCATTATGAATCTGATATACATATCATTGCCTGAACCCTGACTGAGAACAGGCTTGTATGTTTCTGGATAGTTTCCTATTGCAACCAAATTGTTTTGATCATCGAATATCCCTATCTCACGGATAGTGAAGCCTCCTTGGTCTGCGGGAATTATCCCTTCAATTACAATCCAGTTTGGGTTATCAGGGTCTGTTGTAATTCTGTTTATTGAAGCTCTATAAACTTCATTTTTAAGAGCTGTTTGTGTTTCATTTGGTGCGTAATAGCTGCCGTTCCCATCTCCAACAGCAAATTCCACCAAGTTGACAGCTGTCCCGCTTGCCTGTGCATTTGCAAGTGCTTGTTTCCCATATGATGTCAAAATCGTATAATACTGCTCATTTACTGCCATTTATAGCCTCCTATTGTGTTTGAGGATAAACTGTTGTGGTATAAACAGATTGATAACCAATAGCCATATAGTCTTTTGCAAAAAGCTGCAGCTCTCTCACCTGATATGGATAGATTGTGATATCGTGTCCAGAAAGCATAGCTGCTGCTCTGTTTTGTTTGAAATCGGAAGTGAGGTAGATAATCAATTTTTCTAAGACTTCGTGGGTAGGCTTAATCTTTGGGAGGAGTTCTGAAATGAGTGAAAATTTTTCCTCAGATACCCCATTTCTTATATCTGCTTCTACCCTGAACTCTGCCCATCTGTTTGGGTCTGTTTTTAAAACCGGTATTATTTTTATATTTTCAAATCCATAAAGGGATAAAATTTCTTTAATCCCTTTTACAGTTCCAGCTTTTTCGTACCAAGATATTGCATTTATTATCCTATTTTTAAATTCTTCATCTGTTTCCGATTGAAACCTGTTAAAACCTCTTTCTTTGCCAAGCAGATATAAAGCATTTGAATTTGCAAATTGAGGAAATCTCTGCCTTCTTACCTTGAATGCATGCTGCCTAAAGTTTTCAATATTAGGCTCCCAAACCTGATAAAGTTTATAAACATCTCTTTCTGTTTTTTCTTTGCTCCCTGTTTTAAAGCTTGTGGGAGAAATCTCCCAAAGCCAGTTTGCAATCATTATGCTTTAGCACCCCACTCAATTGGTTGTAAAAGAATTAGAGTTATTTCTACATCAACCTTTTCATCGCCTTCTGCTGCTTTTGTTTTTGGATTGTCCATTTTTACTGATGGTAGCTTATCAGTTACAGTTACATTCATCTCATCATCAAGATAGGAAATAGTTATAGGGAAAGGAGCTATCTGGGAAACTCTCTGTTTACCCTGGGTTCTTACCCACTCCATTAAAATGTTGAATCCGGTTCTTGTTAAGGTAATTTTCCCTGAGCCTTCCCATTTACCTTTTGTCCATCCGATAGGTGTGTTCCCTCTGCCATATCTTGGTTTTATGTTTTCTTTATCTTCGTAATCAATTGCTATTATGTGGTCTTTCAATTCTTGTGGTGCATCGTCTATTCCTATCTCAACAGAACTCCAGTCGTATTCTTTTCCATTAATTAATACATTAGCCATTTCTCATTAACCTCCTATTTCAAGAAGTGGATTTTCAAAGGATTGATGTATTTCAATCCAGTCCATATGTGGTGTTGGAATTAATTTTGTGTATACATTTAGTTCTCTGGATGCCCAGATATCTTGACCTTCAGGTATATATACTCTGTATCCATAAAGTTCTTTTTGGTCATACATTCCTACTTTTAACGCATGCTCTATTTTTGCCTTCAGTTCCTGAACAGTTGGAGACTTTGTGGGTTTCACAGGATTTGAAGGATCCTGATTGTTTGGTGGAAGTATTTCACCTTTTAGATATTTCATTACTGCTTTTCTGGAAAGTTTTGCAGCTTTATCAGCTACTCTTCTTGCATACATAAAGTGATAATCAGAAGTTGGATCATTCATCGCAACAGGATTTGTCACGTAGTATCCTGCATACCCATCATAAGTCCTGATAGTTATAAATCCTGCCTGGTCAAGTGTATAGATATGAGAATAGGTAAGACCATCTGGAAGTGAAACAAGATTTTTAATAGAAAATGCTCCAACTTCCCCAATATCCTGAGAGACTTTGGCTCTTGAAATAAGCCCCATTATAGAACCAAGACCATTTCTGTGTCCCTGATTCCCTTTTATGTTTGTAAAAGTTGCATAAGCAGCAACAACAAAAGTTCTTAAAGCATTAAAACCGGACCATTCATTTATTAGGTTTGTCACATAAGTATCGTAATCCGGTTCAACTGTGGTATCTGGGTTTTTATCTCTTGCTTCTACAATTGCCCATACATATATGTGTCTTGATACGAGGGAAGAAAGATAAGATTCTATTGATGTTGCAAGCGTTTTATCTACTGGTGTTAAAACTGCTATGTATTCAAAAAGTGCATCTCCATTTACAAGGGATTGATCGACAGCCGCTTCTATTGCAGTGAGTATATCAGCAGATGTGTTTGAAGCTGCAGAGATTGCATAAACTATTCCCTGCCCATTTGAAACAGCATCAAGCAGCTTGTCTGCAAAAGTGCCACCGAATAGCTCTATTGCCTTTTCATAATCATTCGGAAGAAACAATCTATAAACCTGATTTGCTGTTGCAGTTCCTGAAGTGTCTTTTACACCAACTGCTATTGCTATGCCATCTCCTGTAGCAGGGATTCTTCCAAGAGCCCCGTCATAAAAAAGAACATCAACATCTGGTAATGCTGATTTTTGTCCTTCTACCCTAATCATTATTTATTGCCTCCTTTCCTTTTAGTTACTAATGCTCCTGTGGCGATATCTTCACCTACTTCTTCAGATTTTTTTGATAAGTTGGGAAGTTCATGACTTTTACTTTCAAGAAATGCATCCATCATTTCTTTGAATTTTCCTTCTGATATTTCATCATCATCCTTGATATTGAAAGCTACTTTCATTCCTTCAAAAATGTGCATTCTGTTTTTTAGAACGATTTCTCTTTCTTTATCTCCCTGTTTTATCTTTGCTTTTTTAATTAAAAGTTTTTCTGCAATTTCTTTTGCTTTCATGAGAATATAACCTCCGTATTAACTGGTATTTTGGGATAATTTTTGTCTAAAACTGATATACCTTTTACTGTTAAAACTGTTCTATATTTGTTTATTCCTTGTTTGTCTGTTTCTTCCTGGAATTCAAATGGGGTTATAGACAGCTCAAGTTGTTCTCCATTTGAATCTGTTTTATATGGATTATTCAAAACAAAAGAAACAATTTGGTCTAAAAGGTCTATCTGGTTTTCTGAAATCTGAGCGTTAAGCTCAAATGTGTAGATAATATCATCTATTTTGTATCTGATTGTTATTTCTGCCTCCGTTTCAGTAGTTCTCCATCTTTTTCTGTTCCTTTTTATATTTTGACCTGCAAACTCAATAGCAAGTGCTGGAGCTATAGAATGTTGTCCATATCCTTTATGAGCTTTTGTCGTATTGATAATCTGAGAGAAATCGGCTACTAACATATTTAAAATGCCAAGTAGTCA